ATATGCTAGTTTTGGCTTAGTGATTATTTACCAATGATTTATGTAGAAATAAATGGAACTTACCAATAAAAATACGGTCAATAAACGATATATCATTTGTTCAGTAATATAATTATACATTACTAGATAAGAGCCTAACCATATACCAAATAAACTACCGATAATGACTATGATCGTTGGTATCCATTGTATATGTTCTCGATAAGCGATAACTCCAGTGATAGATTGCGGTAAAAGTTGCATAACCATTATAACTGCTATAACAGATTTAATTTCTAAACCAGTAAGCGATAACAAAGGTACAGTTACAAGTCCCGCACCCATACCAATGGTTCCCATTGACAATCCTGTTAATAGACCTATAATTGTGTATGTGATGTATACGAACATATGATATACTAGTATATAATATTTAGGTTTTATAAATATTCTATATTTCAATATCAGTTCGCGGGACTGATATTATAGATTGTCGCATTACATATGAGTAGGTTTATTGTATCATTTTATATAATATATCAAACACTAGGTTGGTGATATAAAATGGGTAAAAGAGATCATTCAATATACAACTCATGTAATTATAATAAAAGTCAGAATATACCTCGTATAATATATAACATATAGTATAATATGATTTGTGATATACCAAAATTACAGACAGACTTTAAATCTATTCTTTGCTTAAGGACAGAATTACAAACAAAACGCGATGCATTACATGAGAGCATAGAGAAAATAAAAACCCAATATAACGGCTTAGTAAAACACAATTCAAAAAAGATTTACTTGTATTGTTTAGATTCGATGTATTTCCAGTATAAAATATTACGAATTGAATTGGAACAGTTCCAAAAAATGATTGCTTTAATATTTAATCGCATGTATGGTGATTACTATAAACTCTATAACATAATACAATCACAGTGTAAAGATTACAACATAAATATCGCAATATCATCGGATTATATTACTGCATATAAAGATTTAGACCCATTTACCGAATTTACTGTTGAAAACTTGATAGTTATCCACCAATATATAATTGAAATTTTAGAAAAATTACAGAGTTTATCCGTATCAAAACAAGAGGAAATTAAGAATCATACTCTAACGATGCAAGTTGGGTTCTCGGTTACAAGTTTTATTTCTACTTTGTCATACGAGAACAATATATTATGCGAACAAATTACATTATACTACGACTATTTATCCTTTTATCATTTATCACAACAGACGTATATAGAAAAGGTATTAACTAAGATAATGAATTTTATACACGAGATTGAGGATGAAATTTTAACAAACCATAAAACCGATGAAAATCATACAACAAAAACTGAAGATATAGTCTCAGTTATTTATGAACTAGAACCAACAAAATTATTAATAACGATTGATAAACAAGAATGCATAATAGAAACAATTCACGAAGATATTCCATTTTTAGATGTAAAGAAAAATGAGACAAATAGTATTGAAAAAATATGCAATGGAAAATAAAATTTCTACCCAATGTATAAGATATGGAAAAATTTAAATCATCCGAGACCCAGTCAGATACTTCCGAAAGTAAAATAGGTATAAATTCATCGAAGAAAGATAAACCCGTAAAATGGTCTCCCGAAAATGAAGTTATGATGGTAGAATGGTGTGATGTAGCCCAATGCTATAAATGGTTAAATACAAGAGCTCATGCAAAATTAAGTGTAGCTCATGCATGGTTTACAATACCTGCTATTACACTTTCCACTATAACCGGAACTGCATCATTTGCTCAGTCTAGTTTACCATTGAATTTGCAATTATATGCTCCAGCTGTTATAGGTAGTATAAACATTTTCATAGGTATATTATCTACAATACAGCAATATTTGAAAATATCTGAATTGAATGAAGCGCATCGGATCTCTTCTATTTCATGGGATAAATTCGCTAGAAATATACGTATTGAACTAGCAAAAGACCCAGACGAGAGAACAGACGCTGGACAATTTCTGAAAATATGTAGAATGGAATTTGATCGTCTTATGGAAACTAGTCCAGCAATACCACAAAAAGTAGTGAATGAATTTAATACAACATTTAAAGGACGACCAGGTTCTGTTGAACGAAAACGATTTGAGGACCTATATAAACCTGATATTTGTAATACTTTAATATCTGCCAATGAAAGTAGACATCATTGGTACAGGAATATTGAAAATATAGAGTATAAAATACATGATGATTTAGACAATGAATTTTTAGATTCCGATAATAAACCATTAAAAGAATTAAATAGTATACTTGAATTAGTTCAGAAAGCAAACCAAAAAGAAGATGCTGAATTTAACATGAAACAACGACAAAGCACCGATATAATAGAGCACGAAGCTACATTAAAAATAGAACATGAAAGAATAAGAAAATATGTCAAATCTTTTACCGATACAGTCGGACGAAAACCTCACATAGATGAGGTTCATGATAACATGAAAGATACCGTTAGTAAGGATGCTATAGAATCACTTCGTGACATTTTGTAATCGTGGAAAAAATATAATAATTAAAACAAACATAATAATCCACATACAAGTCATATATGATATTGTTCTAAATTGTATATCCTTGCAAGATGACTTTGATTTTTTATAAAAAAATTGATATACACCACTTGATAAAAATAATACGAATGCTAAAAATATTAAAATAAATATAATTAACACTTGTATTTTTTGTGTGTATTGTAATGGTATTTCATTGTTATTATTCTCGTATATTAACGATACAATAGGATGTGATATGTATTTTAATATTTCAATCATTTTTTTTATAATTTCATTTTCAACTGGTTCCTCTTTCGATTCTTCAGATGATATGGATTGCAATAATCCGAATATAGCAGGTCCGGGTATAAAAGGTACGTTATTATTTGTAGTCATCGTATACTACTTAAATATATATTTTAGTTATATAAAGCGTATATTTTATATAACGATATACAGTATATATAGTATACATAATGAGTTACGAAGACACGCACAAAAGCGAAACTGAAAGTGAAAGTGAAAGCGAAATGGATATGGATTGTGTCTCAGTTGTTGATTCTAATTCGAGTCAAAAACGATTATCGATAGTGGATGTAAAATCATTGGATCCAGATTACTACGTTACTACTACTCGTGTTAATAGAAAGATAAAGAAAATTGGTATGTATTCTACATTTTGGAACCCTGGACGTTTGATTAGAGACCCAGTTTTCGGTAATCGTAGCAAAGATCGAGTGGGTACTATAGCTGAACGTAATTACTTTAGAGTTCGTATGACCACAGTTGGCGACGGGATTAATCCTGTTACATTGTATTATGACTGTCCCGAGGCGTATGAGAAACATATGCGAACAAAGGTTTCATATGAAGTAAAGAGTAAATGGAGAAATAGAAACACTATTTAGTGATAATCTATATCTATGGATATTATATAAATGTCGAATGGTCAGCCGATTTTACGTGGATTAAATAATGGTATATTGACAGGGGTGCGGGTTATGCCTGCAAAGGATGGGGTATCTGATGGTAATAATATGTTTGCTATGAATCGTATGAATTATACGAGAGTTATGCCATTAAGTTTAGAAACAAATAATATTCAACAGCAGAAAAAATGGTATGGTAATAAAGACGCATCGCAGGTTATAGCGAATGCTAGAGTAAGTCAAGTTGGTATAGGAACGAATGGTTCTCCATTGTCATTCATGTCAGGCGACGAGACCAATTCTCAGCGCCAGGCACTCAATCGCGTTCGTGGTGGCGGTAGGTCAGTCAAACCTATGAAAAATACTCTTAGCACTAAGATATTATAAAAATTTTTATTTGTTCTAGCAAATAAAAATTATAACATTCATTTTTGTTATAGATAGGCACACCTTATTGTTTATTATATAATCTTATATAAAATGGCAGATATGTTTACATTTAATGGTGTTCCTCTTATTCGATATGGTTTAACTGGGATTTTATTAGTATTTTTGACGGGTATGACCTTTGTTGATACAAAGGGACAAGTTGACACATCTATAGGTGCTGTAGCTACAGCATCGTTACCTACATTCATAGGTGAAAGATTTACTCCTTCGGCTCCTTCATTCGTTGATAGTATTACACAACCCTCGGAAGAACCATCTTTAATGGAAAGGGTATCAAATATTGAATCGCCATTACCAGATTTTACAAAACCAGTGTTTGGTGGTAACAAAAAGAAAAAGAAAACACGTAAATCTAGATAAGTTTGATCTTAGATGATTCCAATTTAGGATTGTTCTTCATGATTTGTTCGCGGTTGTAACATATATAGTCAAAAGTACAAATATGCCCTCCGATATCAATAGGTTTGGGAGTTATACACAAAGAACAGAATATACGAGGTATATTATCAGCGCCTTTACATCTACAAGACAATCCGAACAACCCAATCTTAATTTTACATTCACTGCATTTTACAATTCGTCCCATTATTTTATACCTATATTATATTATATTTTTTTTATTTTCAATTTTTGATGACAATCATTTGTTGTTATCAAAAAAAAATGTAACGTTGTTAATTATACTATAAAACGAGTGTTTACTATTGGAAATGAGTAGGCTATTTGAGTAAACTTATCTTATTCGAACATCTATCAAATAATAAATTTATTTCGTTCACATTAGAACCTATTGCGCTATCATTCGGTATAAATGTTAAATTTCCAATATCCCAGACCAAGATTGCAGGAATTCCATTTACCATTTTTTTTGACTTTAAAAATGCATATAATTCAAAGCAATCATCAACGTCAATGTCATAACAAATGACTTTTTCTTTATAAACATTCATAATAGTATGCATTAGTTCATGTACCTGCTTCGCAATTAGTTTGCATGGTCCACACCAAGTCGCACCAAACTTCACAATTACAATGCCTGGATTATTCTTTAATATATCACCGAATGATGTAAGACTTTTTATTTCAGTGATTATTTCCATATATTCTATTGTATTTCAAGACGAATACTTTTTATATATTTTTAGAAAAATATATTAAAACAATATCCTATATTAATTTCATATGACATCCCATAATCTAAATATACATATGTATTCATTAGAAGAAATACTTGGATTATTTGATCTTGACTACGATATAGATACAGAAGGCATAAAAAAGGCTAAACGGAAAGTTCTCATGTTACATCCAGATAAATCGAGATTATCAGCGGATTATTTCTTATTTTATAAAAAAGCATTTGATATTGTGATCGGTTATTATAATGAGCAAACAAGACACACGCGAAAA